CCACTATTTTCTTTAGTTATTTTTATTTCTTTAGGTGTTTTCATTAAATTTATTTATTAAAAAAATTATCATTTAACCATTTGCGGCATAATTTAATTCTATCAATCAAGCTATCAATATCTTTTGCACTATATTCCACATCAACTGAGTGAACTCTTTGTGTCTTTTCGATGTGATTATACTTGTGTCTTTTTTCAATAGCTTCTATGGTCTTAATCCAATATTCAGACTCACTATCGGGCTTTCCTGACTTATACCATTGAGTTTGTATATCAGCATCAACATATCTTTGTGGTGTGTCTACTAGGCAATAACTAATCTTAGCCTTTTGCAGTCCTGTCAACCACATATAACATTGCACTTGCCAATAGTAAATACTACTTATTTTTTTCTCAGTCTTATGGTTGAAAAATGAGAAAATATCCCATGCACTTTTAATGTCAATGATAAGCTCATCAGTTATTATATCTGGAGTGCCAATCACAAAATCATTGCTGAGTATCTTATCGTTCTTTTTATAAAACTTTTTATCAACTAATGATAGTAATGTCATGCTATCCTCTTCTACTTGTGTGCCTTTATACATATACTTGCTATCAAACTCTTTCTCAATGCCGTATGTCATAAAGATATACTTCTCAATCAAGTGCTTTTTGCAGGTGTCTGATAGCTCGTTCTTAGTTTTACTTTCAGTCATTATGTTGCCGACTGATGATGGTCTAAATAATAGGTTGTTTGCGTTCATATTTAAAATGGATTGTATTTTAGTCAATCTAATTGTTTGTTTTTCTGTATATTGTTTCATTATTGTAAGACATTCATGGCTCTTAGCCATTAGTTATGCGTCACCTTTAAGACGCTCCGAAACATAATCCTTGACCATTGTTTTAATCGGTTCAACAAATTCGACACGAACACGAAATGCAATAGTTTTAGTTTAATAGTCTGCTTTTTTACGACCTGAGAAGGGGCGTTTACCCCCTCTCGTTTCTTTTTTTTTTTTCATTATACAAATATTTTTTCCTCACCTTTCATAAAATATTTTTTTATATGAAATACTTTTTCAGCATTTAACCCAGTATTAGCAAACCATTTTTTTACTGTTAACCCACCTATTTCATCATTTATTACTACTGATTTAGGTATCCAAGTTGTATAGTTAAAAACTGTTATTGCTCCGTTGCTCCAAACTGATTCAAAGCAGTAATCAACTTTTATAGCTTTTTCTCTTAATTCAACTATTCTTCCAACAAATAAACCAGCATCTTTTGAGAATAAAATTTGCTCGTTTAATTCAATTTGTGATTGTGTTACTGTTGTCATTTTTTTATTTTTTAATTGTTATCTGAGTACAAATATACAACCTATTTTGATAACTGCAAACATTTTTCAAAGTATTTTTAATTTATTTTTAAAATAGCTTCTAACTTACTGAATATCAACACGAAAAAATAAGGCGAACGCATAACAAAGTATTGGCAAAAAAGCGGTTTAAGTGCTTCGTATGAACATTTGTAGTAGGTTGAGTATTGGTTCTTCGTATCAACTTTAGTGGTAAAAGTCCGCTTCTTCGCCAATACAAAACCGTTACCCTCTTATCTTCGCTGCTATTATCTCTTTAAACTCTTCAGGTAGTTGCTTTTCAAGTGCCTCAAGTTCCTTTATAGACTCAGCAGCATTGATAAGCTCGATTGCTCTCTCATACTCCTTGTCAACTTCAACTATCTCAGCATCTTGATTATCTATGTACTCAGGTTGTAAATTGTCATTTACCTTTGATTGGTCTAATGTTACTGCCATTTGTATCTCAACAGACAATGGTGCAAATCGTGAAAGTAGTAATTTTAAACAAGTCTTTTTAGCCATTGCTTCAAAATTATCTTTCCATGGCCCACTACTATAAGTTTTTGAATACTTTTTACCATGCGACTCAACTTCGCTATGACTCATGTATAATGTAGCCTCATAACCGCTTAATAATTTAAAATAGGCAGCATATCCGATAGGCTTACCGGCCGGCACTACACTAAAATCAAATTCACAACCTTTCAATGGGTCATTGCTCACTAATTGCCCATCGTAAATTGCACTAACTGAAATAGTCTTATATAATCCTGTCCTTTGTGCGAGTTGCACAAAGCCTCGCCACCCCATTTGAAATTGAGCTGCTGAGCCATAAGGTACAATATACGCAAACCCAAGGTTATTATTGATTGGTAGGTCAAGAGTTGCAGCAGTCATAGCCGCATTAAGTATGCTATTAGGGTCAGCATTAGAAAGTAGCTTGTTGTTATTTACAATCTGAAGTACTGATGTGATAAATTGAGTTGATTTTTTGCCTATCACTTCTGTAAATTTGGCTTGTACTGATGGGCTTGTAAGTAAGCCTTTTGCGGTTTGTTTTTGGAGTTGATTTGTCATTTGATTTATTTATTTTATAAGTTTATTAAATTATTTTAGTTTATAAAGTAATGTTTTCTTCTTCTTCTAAAAGAGAATCAGCTTCCCACGCAATAGAAAAATCTTTATCATTAAACATTTCTATTAATCCTGATATTTGAGACAACCTCAATACTTCATCAGAGTCCATGCCTAATTCTTTTGCTATCTTTTCAGGGCTCCAATTTCTTCTTTTTAAATCTACGACAATTTCACTCATACTTTCTACTCTGTGTTTCCCTCTAGCTCTATTATGTCTAATGGTGGATGCTACTCTATTGTTTTTGTCTAATTGAGAATCTCTTATTGTTACAACAGGCAAGTAACCATTAACCCTCTTTTGTATATCTTCACATTCTTTACCCACTCTATTCCTATGAAATCCATCTATAACCTCTCTTGTGCCATCGTTGTTATCCATAGACACAATAGGTTGTGTATAACCATCGTTAGCAATAGATAAACGCAGCAACTCCATCTCTGGGGGTGCCACACTATTAGGGTTGTAGTCATTTGCTATAACTGATGTGTTTTTTACCCATAATACACAATCTACAGGCTCTGTATTAAACGGACTTATTTTATGAAGCTCTATTTTTATTTGATTTATAGCTTCTATTTTTTTATGCATATCTAAAGAAGATATTTCAGATATTAATTTAATTAATGTATTTTCCATTTTTATTTTTTTAAATATTTATTTTCTTCTCTTTGTTTTTTCTTTAGTTCTAAGTATTTTTTATAAGCATCAGTTTTATGTTGTGTAAACCCAAGCCCCTTACACCAAAAATCATTTCTCAACAATGATTTACAAACCCTTCTCCAACTTGGGGCTAACTTTTGAGATTCTAAAATTTGAGGGGACTCATCAGGTATTCCATTGTCGTAGCCTCTTACTTTCCACCATTTTTCAAAAGTATATATTTTATTTAAATAATGCTCTTGAGTATACTTAGGTAGTGAGTTTAAAAATAGAATAGAAAATGATTTCCATGTGTGATTTTTAGGTTTTACTATATTGTTATACCCATTTATAGCCCCACTTTCATTAATATATAATGCCCCTGAATTTGCCCCATTGACTCTTGATACTACTTTTGCCCAAGTTTCTGGTTCAATCAAATGGAACAACCATAAACCCCTCCTTTGGTCATCTCCGTATGGTTGGCAAATCCTTTGTTGATGTATACTTAAACCTGCCTTGTGCATCAATTCATATAGATAATTATACCTTTTCTCTTTATTCTTATTGTGATATACCCATATATCTTCAGTAGTCCAATCGTATATAGGGTAAACATTAAATACATTACAGGTAACCTTGGTAGTGTACTGCTTATCTTTGTATTTTACTTTTTTATTACTTGATATAGTTCTATACCTGTTAAGTGATTCATCAGCTCTTATACCTACCAGGCACGCAGTTGTTAATCCTTTTGAATACCATTCGCCAAACTCAGGTACAAACTCTTCAAATTCCATCCCATCTCTAAAGAATGGGAAATAGCTTAAGTCACTTATAGCCTGTTTAGGTAATTCTCTTATCCAATTTTCTTTTTGCTCTATATCCCAACATTTCCAAAACGGCTCATAAACTGATACTGCATTCCTTAAATGTATGGGTAAACAAACCCAATATAAATCTATATAATCTTTGTATTCTTCTATGCAAGCATAAATATGCTCTATTGTTAGTTTGTATTGCCCCTCTAAATCCACAATTAAAATACCTATTTTAACTTGTCTTTTTATTGCTTCAGACATTGCTAAATGTAGCATAACTGTAGAATCCTTACCTGCTGAAAAACTTAAATATATTCTTTGAAAATTATCAAAAACATATTCTATTCTTTGTTTTGATGCTTCGTATGTATTTATATTAATTCTAATTTTAATCATACAATAATACAAAGATTTAATAGATATAGTTGGGCAATATAAAACAGAA